CTGCAGGTCAGGTCAAAGTCAAACTCTCGCGCACGGTGTAAAAATGGCTACCTGCACAATCCTACTGGAATCTCAGCCGTACTATACAGTGCGTGTTGAATTCGCGGACCAGCAGTTTGACCAAACCCTTGTGTGCGAGGATATTGGTGGAAACCTGGTAGCACAGCTCCAAGCATATGCTGATGAATATCAGGATGCTTGGATTAGTGGGAATTAAACGCCACACCTACGTGACGTTCTTTCTGGGGGGGACTAAACATCCCCCTCACTTTAATTTTGAGAATGACCCATGACCCTTTCCCTTACATCTGAATTAGATGCTATCAACATTATGTTGGGAACCATCGGCGAGTCCCCCATCAACTCCCTTGATGCTGCGGCTGGCGTAGTCGATGCTGTTACCGCCCGTTCGATCCTGGCTGAAGTCTCTGTTCAGGTTCAGGAGGAGGGCTGGCATTTCAATACGGACTACGAGTTCGTCCTTACCCCTTCGGTTGACACGAAGGAAATCTATGTCCCAGCAAACTGCATTGAGGTTGATGCCTCAGAGTATGACCGCAACGATATCGATGTAGCTATTCGCGGCAACCGCCTCTACGACCGCAAGAACAAGACCTACCAATTTCAGCAGGACATTAAAGCTGATCTCACGATTCTCCTGGAGTTCAATGAGATGCCCCAGGCGGCTCGTCACTACATTACCGTCCGTGCTGCCAGAGTATTCCAGCAGCGGGTGGTTGGCTCTAACGTGCTCGGCTCTTTTACTGCCCAAGACGAGGCTGCGGCATTGCGCTCGATGCGTCGTTATGAGGCACGGACGGGAGACTACAACATTCTCACAGGCAATTACTCCGTGATGCGGATTATTGATCGTTAAACTATGGCACTAATCTCTTCGTCAATCCCTAACTTTGTCAACGGTGTCTCGCAGCAACCCTATACTCTTCGACTGATCTCGCAGGGCGAAGTCCAAGAGAATGGCCTTTCCACTGTCTCTCAGGGGTTGAAGAAGCGTCCACCCACGAAGCACCTCAAGAAGATCCAGAGCACACCTCTGGGTAACTGCTTCATCCACACGATCAACCGTGACTCAGCAGAACGGTATATCACGGTTCTGACCAACGGTGATCTGAAGGTCTATGATATCAACGGTGTCGAGAAGACCGTGGCCTTTCCCAATGGCAAGGTCTACCTGAATGCCACAACACCCTCCACGGCCTTCTCTGCAGTGACCGTAGCTGACTATACATTCCTTGTGAACAAGACGAAGGTTGCGGCTGCGGGCACAGCGACGACTACAGCCCGTCCGTATGAAGCCCTAATCAACATCAAGGCTGGCAACTTTGGTAAAGATTACAATGTGTATATCAACGGTACTTTAGTCGCTAGCTTTACGACACCGGATGGAGCATCTGCAGCTCATACCCATGACATCTCTACAGATAATATTGCAGAGCAACTCTATACTGATTTAGTGACTGGGGGATATAACACAGGTAACTGGAGCCTCTCAATTGCGGGTTCGGTAATCTATATCAAGAATACCTCCACAGATTTCACTATCTCCACTGAAGATGGTTTTAACTCCGGAGGGATGGTGGCGATTAAAGGGCGGCTGCAGAAGTTTGCCGATCTCCCTGCGAACCCCAGTGTCAGTGGGTTTGTCGTAGAGATCACAGGCACAGGGGCCGGTGAGCAGAGCACCGCACCCTTCGATAGCTACTACGTACAATTCCAAACAACGAATGGTACGACTGGTGTTGGCGTCTGGAAGGAGTGTCCAAAGCCTGGGATTGTGTCTGGCTTTGATGCGTCTACCATGCCCCATGTGTTAGTCAGGGAGTCTAACGGCACCTTCACCTTCAAGCAGGCCACCTACAAGACCAGGCTTGTTGGAGATACCGAGTCGAACCCTCTGCCATCATTCATTGGCCGAACGCTGTCGGACATCTTCTTCTACAGGAATCGCTTAGGTCTTCTCGCAGATGAAGCTGTGATCTTCTCTGAGGCTGGGGAGTATTTCAGCTTCATGCGGACCACTGTGACCCAGTTGCTGGACAGTGACCCCATCGATGTCAACGCCAGTCACACCAAGGTTTCTCTTCTCAAGCATGCTGTCCCCTTCAACAAGCAACTCCTTCTGTTTTCTGAGCAGACGCAGTTCATGATTGACCAGGGGGATATCCTGTCCCCCAAGACTATCGGCATCAATGTGGTGACCGAATTTCCCTGCAACATCATTGCCAAGCCTGTAGGTGTGGGGAAGAATGTGTACTTCGCTGTGGACAAGGGAGCCAACTCTGCATTCCGAGAGTACTTCCCGGATGTGAACAACCAGGCCAACGATGCCATTGACATCACTGCCCACATTCCTCAGTACATAGCCTCGGGTATCTACAAGATTGCCACGGCTGTCAACGAGGATATCCTGGTTGCATTGTCTACTGCAGATACATCCACCCTGTATATCTACAAGTACTTCTTCAACGCCAATGAGAAGCTTCAGAGTTCATGGTCAAAGTGGACCTATGGTTCTGACTCTACGATCCTGAATGTGGACTTCATTGGCTCGGATATGTACCTGGTGATCAATAGGTCCGACGGTGTGTTCCTGGAGAAGGCTACGGTTTCCTTGGGAGACATTGGTCCCAGCGAACCTTACAACGTTCACCTGGATCGCAAGGTTCAGCTTGGCTCTGCTGATGTGTCATTCAGTTCTGGGTTCACCAACATCAACCTGACCAGCTTGGGATACACCCCCAGCGTAGGCACCTACCAACTCGTCGTTCGTACTCACCCAACGCTTAAACCCGGGGAGATCCTGAACGTGACCTGGGATGGGACTAACGCGAAGGTTACGGGGAACATCACTGGTGGGACCTATACGTTCGGTCGCCGCTATGTGTTCACCTACCAGCTTTCCACAGTTGTCGTCAGGACCCCTACGGCTGGTGGAGGCCAGAAGGTGGATACCGAAGGTCGCCTGCAGTTGCGTAAGATGGCCTTCAACTATGACGATGCCGGATACTTCAAGGTCAAGGTAACCCCTGCTGGCCGAGAGACGTATAACTATGTGTTCTCCGGGAAGGTCCTCGGACAATCCTCAGCCACCCTTGGGAGCTACGGTATTAGCGAAGGGCGGTTCATCGTTCCAATTATCAGCCAGAACATCGGCACCAACATCACCCTTGAAAATGACAGTCCACTCCCAAGTTCATTCCTCAGTGCAGACTGGGAAGGCTTCTACGTCAAGCGCAGTCGTCCCACCTAATATCCTTGTAAGACCCCCACACCATAAAGACATTCTCGAATTGTCCGTGACTATGCGGCAAGAAGACAAAAACGAGATCTGGCACCTTGCCAGGGTTACCCCCATGGAGGCTCTGCAGAGGGCCATGGAGAGCTGCCGGTACAACCGTGCGGTTCTCCTCGATGGTAAGGTGGTTTGCATCTTCGGTGTGGGAGGAGAGAAGGGGGGACTGGGTGTCCCTTGGATGTTGGCCTCGGACCTCCTCAAGAAGATCCGCAAGCCATTCCTCAAGGAATGCAGCAGGTATCTTGAGGAGATGTCTGAGGGGTATAGTCAGTTATTCAACGTAGCGTGGACCAAGAACACTGAGCATATTCGTTGGCTCAAGTGGATGGGGTTCAATTTCGGAACCCCTGAACCTATGGGTCCAGATGGGGAGTACTTCATTAGTTTTTCAAAGGTGATTTAATATGTGTGTAGACCCAGCCACCGCGTTGGTCATCGCCTCTGTGGCGTCCACGGGCGCTTCGGTTATTTCCCAGGCTCAAGGGGCAAGAGCGCAATCAGCAGCCAACCAACGTCAGTATGAGAATACGCTTACTGCACGGGCTGCCAACATTAACCAGACGAACCTCATGCAACAGCAGGAGAGGGAGGCTGGATCTCAGCAGCTTGAACAAAACAATATGGCGGCAAGGGCTGCAAGGTCCACTGCCACAGTGTCTTCTGGAGAGAGTGGCATCTCAGGGTTGTCTGTGGACGCTCTGATGGCTGACCTCGGAACCAAGCAGAACCGCTTCAATTCGTCAGTAGTCACTAACTACGGCAACAGCTCCATGGCTATTGCTAACCAGCGGCAGAACATCGACCTTAACGCAGCCAGTCAGATCAACAGCCTAAAGACACCTGATAGGCCAGACTACTTGGGTGCAGCACTCCGTATTGGTACTGCAAGTGCCAAGGCGGGGTGGCTTGGTGAATCAGCTAAAAAATACGCATCTTAATTAAGGAATATTTATGGCGCGAGTTCAAGTGGGATACGATCCCCGTGCTGCGGCACTGCAAACTACAGCAGCCCCTAACATTCAAACAGTTCAGGCAAGAACTGCTGATCCTAACTCATCGAAGGCTTTCCAATTGGCTGCGGCCCTGGGAGCCCCCTCGGTGCAGCAGGGTCTAGATGTCTTGGGCCAAAAGGTTCAGGCGGAGACCGAAAGGAGAGAAGGCGCGGCTGCCAGTAAATGGGCCAACTCCATGACGGTTGAGGCCCTGGGCAAAGCGATCCAGGACAAGCAGATCCTGCCTTCTCAGTCCCCCGCCTTTGTCGCGGCTTCCAGTCATATCTATGGTGAGAACGCTCTCAACCAGTCTGCTAACGAGACCATCTCCAAGATGAACCGCGGGAAGCTGTCGTTTCCCAATCAGGCGTCCCTTGAGCAGTACCTGATAGATGAGCGTAACAAACTCCTGCAGGGGAGGGATGACTACGCCGTAGCTGGCTTTGACAAACGCTGGGCTCAGGTCCGCGAGTCTCTCCTGGATGCCAACAATAAGGTTCTCGACAAGAACTTCGTTGAGAAGTCTTCTCAGGATGCCTCAGAGGCTTTCGGCACTGTCTATGACACGGTCAAGAGGGAAGGAGGTTCCCCTGACGATCTGGTCAAGCAAGGCCTAGCCAAGT